GCACCATATAATTAGACCAAGTCTTTTTATCGGCGTCTGTAATGTTGTCCCAATAATGTTGGTTCTGAACATTAGTAATTTGTTTTATATGGTCAAATAGTGATTTTGTTTTCATAGTGAATAACCTTAGATATAAATAAATATCTTATATGAATCTGAAAATGTATTTTTTTTAATATTGGTTTGTCATTTCCGTTCTTGGAAACGAAATCTTGTGTTTACTATAATCCATACTATCTTGATAAAGTTCATCGACTTCATCAGAGTATTTGTATTTACCGACATTATCTTTAACATAGATATTGTTTCTTGCAACGAAATCTAAATCGTCAGTATCATTAAGCAATTGTTTATCGTCCTTTGCAATCTTAAACCCGTACTCAACATCAAGTTCAAATTCATCTCCTTCAGATTTGAGTGAAAAATTACAATTAAAGTGTGAGTCTTTTAAATTGTATCCTTTAAAGTTATCTCTAATGATGAAGTTAATATTGGATTTACTCGTAACATTTGCTAACACCCAAGCAAAACCCTTGATTGTTTTTATAAGTTCGTTTTCGATAGTATCAACGATATTATTTTGTTCCGTTGATATTAAAAATTCTTTTGTAAAAATACTATTGTCTTTCTCTTTTTTTAATTCCACCTCTATGTTATTAACCTGCAAAGAGTTTTCTCTAATTCTTGCTCTATAATATGGTGGCTTTCCACCTTTTTCTTTTGGTGTTGCGTATGAAAAGTCATCACCGATTAAATCCTCACCCTCTTTTGTAAACTGAAATGACTTCAACATTACCTCTATAAAAAATGCTTTTAAGTGTCTAATCATCAATGTGTTTTTGTAATCATTAGAAGTCCAAGCGTTGAAAATTGTTTTTTCTTTTGATACATCAAAATCATCTCTGTAAACATCTAATGGTGTATGGTCTAATATATCAGTTGACTGCATTAAGTTTAATAACCCATTATTTTCAAAGTATTTGTGATTGTCATATAGAAACTTTAGTTGTAACATAAAATCCATATGATTTTCTTTTGGATAACCTGGTATCCAATTTGCATTGTAAAATACATTACTCTCGTGAGCTGATTTTAAGAAGTGACTAACATCATCAGAAGTCTGTCCTTTTTCCATCAATGCCAGTATCTTATTCACTCCATTTTCTACACCAACATTCATATAATTTAGTCCGACATTTACCGCTCTTGATAACAATTCCCCATCAAGTTTTTTGTGTGTTCTGAAGTGTCCACCCCAATACATTTTTGGTATGTTTCCACTCTCCGTCTCTTCTTCTAATTTGTTGATAAACTTTTTAAATAATGGCATTGACCCATTAATTAATGAGTCTGTAAACCAAAAGTTATTTATACCTGTTTTATTTTCTAATCCTTTCATTTCATCAACAATCTTTTTGTTGTTTTTATATCTGTATAATCTTGTTTCACTACAAAATGTACATTTGAAAGTACACCCTCTTGATGTTTGCATTGGTAATGTAACTTCTAAGTCAAATAATTCTGCTAATTTTTTATAATCATCTATTACTTTGGTGTCCCAACTTGGTATCTCTAATTCGTTCAAGTTTTGTGGTAATACACCACCATTGAATACTGGCTTTCTACCACTACGACCCTTTTTTAATACCGTAGGAAAACTTGGTGTCATTTTATCCCAACGATAAATACCTTTTACATTCTCATAATGTCCGTCTTCCATATAACGATTTACTAATTCAGAAATAATTTTTTCCCCATCACCCGAACCACAAGCCACATCTACAAATTCTCTGTAATTATCATTTTCAACTAATCCACTACAATCAGAATACCAAGAGTAAGGGCCACCATACCAAATCTGTATGTCCCTATTTTTTTCTTTTAAGTATCTAGCGATGTAATCAGTTGTAATGATATTTGATGTATAAGTTGTAAATGCCACAACATCATAAGTTGACAATATTTCTATGTACTCGTGCCATAAATCTTTAAAGTGTGGTAAGATATTATCTTTGAAATTTGCCTCTGAATTCCAAGGTGTATCATTACCCCAATCCCAAAACTTTTCTATGTTTTTTTCTTTGGTGTATAATGAACTTCTAATGTTTAAGTCAACTTGGTCAACTTCGACATCTTCATTGTTAATGTGTGATTTTAAACTACCTATTGCAAAAGAAGGTGTTTGAACCGACCATTGTGGACATATACATAATGCTAATCTCATACAAAACAATCTCCTAACATCCAAGTTATTAATGAATATCTTCTACCTTTTGTAATTGGTGTAACTCTATGTGATAAGAACGCAGGAAAGATTGTGATACTTCCTCGTGTTCTTGGTGCGGTGTAATTATTTTTTCCTGATTTATCCGTGATACCAAATTCTAAGTTTCCACCCTCATATTTTGTTTCGTCTGATAACTGAATAATAGCGGTTAGTTTTCTCAATGAAGTTTCTTTTGAACCACAATCGGTATGCCATTTGTATTTACCACCATTTTCATATCGTAGTATTTTTACTTTTTCTACTTCCTGCACATTATATTTCCAAATAGATTGATTAGATAATTCAAATATCATTTTTAATTTGTTGTTTAGTTTTTCGTTATCAATCGTAACCTCTTTGTTATCACGAACTTCTTTGTTTAAAATATTCTCATCATAATTACCAGCGAGTTCTGATTCAGTTGGTTCTCCTGTTTCTAAATATCTCATCAACTTTTGACATTGACTCAACGATAGAAAGTTCTCTCTATGAACTACAAATTTAAATGTATCATTTTGTATCATACGAATGTATCTCCAACTGCCCAAGACACACAAGAATATCTCTTACCTTTTGTTATCTCGGTGATTTGATGTCCTGCAAATGCCGGATGTATTATTAATCTACCTGGTTTTTGTTCTATGGTTTTTCCGTCAAACAACTTAAACTCTCCACCCTCATAATCATCATTTAATGATACGATACAAGTTAGTTTTAATGAACTGAATTGGTCGATTGGATAAAAGTCTGAGTGTGGATTATACCAATCCCCTACATCATATCTATGACATTGTATCCTATTTCTATAAATACCTTTGATGTCATATTTGTAGTGTATTTGATTTGCTACTGATATTACTTCCCAAAATTTATCTAAATATTTTTGTTCATTGTTTTTATTAATGTTTAATAAACAAATACTATCTTCTTTCTGATAATATTTAGTTTTCTTTCTTTCAGAATTTTTGTTTACTTTGTCAATGATATAGTCGCACTCTTCTTTTGAAAAGAAATCATCTTTTGTTATTACCCATTTGAAATTATTATTTAATTTCAAAGATTCCATATCTATT